AGAACCCGTCTCGTCGCCTCTCCCCCCGACCCGATGGGGGTCTGCATGGTCATGCACGGTCTGCATGGTCATCCACTCCATGCATGGATGGTCATGCATGAGCGAGCCGACGCACCGCGAGCGCCTGTTGGCGCTGCGGGACAAGTTCGAGGCGGCGCTCGAGGATTGCTCGCCGAACATGTTGCCGCAGCTCGGCTCCCAGTACCGGGCGACGCTGGCCGAGATCGAGGCGTTGCCGCCGGTGGAGGAGAAGTCCGCACGTGAGCGTCTTGCTGACAGGGTCGCAGCGGCCAACGTTGTTGCATGAGCCGCCCGAGGCGGTTGATTGGCGTCTGTCGGACATCGCTGTTGAGTGGGCGCGTGACGTTGCCGGCTACGTGTTGGATGAGTGGCAGCAGTGGCTGGTCCGCTGGACGTTCGCCAGGCGTGCCGATGGTCTGTGGGCGGCCCGTGACTGTGGCGCCGAGGTAACCCGCCAGTCAGGCAAGAACATCTGGCTCGAGGTGGTTGAGCTCGCCGGCGTGTTCGAGTTCGGTGACCGGCTGATCACGCACAGCGCTCACCGTGCCGACGTGTCGCACGAACATTTCTTGTCGATGCGGCAGCGGATCGAGGAGTCCGATGAGCTGATGCGTCTGATGCCGGTGTCCCGGTCGAACAACGGGTTCATCACAACGAACGGGAACGAGTCGATCGAGACGGCGTCGCGGGCCCGGGTGTTGTTCAAGGCGCGGGCGAAGTCGTCGGGCCGTGGTCCTCGCCCACAGAAAATCGTGTTCGACGAGGCGTTGGTGTTGGAGCATGGGCAGGTCGGGTCGATGGCTCCGGGCATTTCGGCGCAGCGGAATCCGCAGATCATCTTTGCGTCGTCGCCGCCGAAGGCCGAGTCGGAGGTGTTGCACGGCCTCCGTGAGCGTGCCGTGGAGGCCGAGCCGGGTGACCGGCTGTTCTATGCGGCGTGGAACAACCCGCAGGGGACGTCGACGTCGGATCGGGATGCGATGTACAGGGTGAATCCGTCGCTCGGCTATGGCCGGATGACGGAGGAGTCGTTGTTGGCGAACCGGAAGTTGATGACGGACCCCGAGTTTCTGCGGGAACATTTCGGTGTGCCGGAGACGCCGGTGGCGGTGCAGGAGTCTGCGGTGCCGTTCGAGGTGTGGGCGTCGCTGGCTGATGACGGTTCGAGGATCGATTCGCATCGCTGCATGGCGCTCGACGTCGGCATCGATCGTGGTTGGGCGTCGTTCGGTGCGGCCGGCCGGCGCGCTGATGGCCTGTTGCATGTCGAGGCGTTCGATCGGCGGACGGGTACCGGCTGGGTTGTGGCTCGTGCTGTCGAGTTGTGGTCGAAGTGGCGGTTGCCGATCCGGGTCGAGAAGGGTTCGCCGGCGGCAGCGTTCGTGTCGTTGTTCGTCGAGGCCGGTGTCGAGGTGGTCGAGGTGTCGACGCAGGAGCACGCTCAGGCGGTCGGGATCGTGTTGGACGCTGCGGTGTCTGGCCGGTTGCGCCATCTCGGCGACGTGTTTCTTGATGCTGCGGTTCGTGGTGCGATTCTGCGGCCGGTCGGCGATGTCGAGGTGTGGGGTCGTCGGTCGTCGAAGGTCGATATCACGCCTTTGGTGGCGGTGACGTTGGCTGCGGGCGGCGTGCCGGCCCCGGCTTTGCAGCCGTCCATCTATGAGGAGCGTTCTATGCGGGTGCTCGGTTAGTGGGCTGGTTCGGTGAGCACATCGTCGGGAACCGGATCCGGTCCCGTGTCCTGGTGTCGTTGAAGACGGGCGACGCGTTCGAAGGTGTCTTGTGGGATGCGGATCGACAGGCGTTCGTGTTGCGGAACGCGGCGCAGATCGGGGCGCCGGGTACGGCGCCGGCGGCGGTGGATGGTGAGCTCGTCGTCCTGGTGGCCGACGTTGCGTATGTGCAAGTGCTCGCCTGAGAGGAGCCACGATGATTCGATCCCGTGGCGTTCTCGCTGGGGTGTCAACGAAGTCGCCGTCGACGTTGTGGCAGGGGACGACTGCCCAATTGCCGGACTGGTTCGGGTTGGCGTTCCAACAGGGCTCGTACGCGGCGATCTATGAGCGCGACTTGTGGGTCAATGTGCTGGTCGACAAGAAGGCGAACGCTCTGGCGCGGTTGCCGATCAACACGTACGCCCAGGTCGGACCGTCCCGCGAGGACGCCTCAGACAGCCCGTACGGCCGTCTGATCGGGAACCCGTCACGCACGATGGACCCCTATCTGTTCTGGCTATGGGTCGCTTCGACGTTGTTCGTGTACGGCGAGGCGTTCTGCGGGAAGATCCGTGACCGTGGCGGCCGGCCTGTCGAGCTCGTCGCGCTGCATCCGACCAAGGTGTTTGACGATGTCGACATGTCGACGGGTGCTGTCACCTGGTCGGTGCAGGCCGGGCCGACGGCGGAGAAGACGCCGATTGCTCGGCGTGATCTGGTCCATTTCCGAGGGTTCTCGGCGTCGTCGGCCCGTCGTGGGTTGTCGAAGTTGGAGCCGTTGCGGGCCACACTCGAGAACGAGTTCGGCGCGCGGCAGGCGAACGCGGCGATGTGGCGCAACGGTGGCCGCCCGTCGGTCGTGCTCGAGCATCCTGGCGCGCTGTCTGACCCTGCCCTGCTGCGCTTGCAGCGGACGTGGAACGAAACCCATTCGGGTGTGGCGAACTGGGCGAAGGCGGCAATCCTCGAGGAGGGGATGAAGGCCAACATTCTCCCGTTGAACGTCGAGGAGTTGCAGTACATCGACGGTCGCCGGTTGAACCGTGAGGAAGCCTGCGCCATCTACGACGTGCCGCCGCCGGTGGTGCACATCTTGGATCGGGCGACGTTCTCGAACATCACCGAGCAGATGCGTTCCATGTACCGGGACACGATGGGCACCGTCGTCAACCTGATCGAGTCGACCCTGGCGTACGAGCTGCGGGACGGTTCGTACGGCGGCGACCCCGATTTCGGTGTTGAGTACCGGGCGAAATTCCTGATGGACGAGGTGTTGCGCGGCGACTTCGAGCAGCGGATGGCTGCCTACCAGGCCGCCGACTTCATGACGATCGCCGAGAAGCGCGACAAGGAGAACTTGCCGCCGATCCCGGGCACCGACCGGATCTTTCTCAACTCGGCGTCGTTGCCGCTCGGCGAGGACGGCCAGCTCGAGCAGCCTCAGCCGACGGCGGTGGACATGCGGTCGATCGCTGCCCGCACCGGTCGGGCGGCACGGGTCGGCGACATCAACGTCGAACACGTCGTCAGAGGGCTCTCAGCGGCCGGTACAGCGGCGTTCATGGACGCTGTCGCATCTCTGTCCCCGGATGCCCCTGTGGACGATCTACGAACCCTCTTGCGAGGAGCGCACACATGACCAACACCAAGCGGTTCGCCACAGCCGAGATCAAGGCGGCCGGCGACGGCAAGACGTACGAAATCATGCTGTCGGCTCCATCTCTGGACCGTGACGGTGAGATCGTCGACCCGTTCGCGTTCGCACCGCTCCCCGATCACATGAACCTCGACGTCGACCATGCGATGACGGTCGAGAAGATCGCCGGGTCCGGTGTTCCGTTCTACGACGCCGACGGGAACCTGTTCGTGCGCGACTTCACGTTCGCGTCGACGCCGATCGGCGTGATCGCCAAGACGCTTGTTGACGAGCGGCACGTCCGGTCGGTGTCCGTCGCGTTCATGAGCGCGTCCGTCGAGCCGGACGCGGACGGTGTGCCGCACATCCGCAAGGGCGAGCTCCTCAACGCCGGCATCGTCGCGATTGGCTCGAACCGGGACGCGTTCATCCGTGTCGCCAAGTCGTTCGCCGCAGCGGCCGACGGGCTCGCCCCCTCCCCCGAGGCGGTCAGCACACATCACGCCGACGTCGCCGCCGCCGGCATGGCCGCCAAGGAGATCGAGGAGACGAACGCGCTCCTCAAGGCGGCCGAGTCCGAGGGCATCGCCCGGCAGATCGCATTCGCGGTTGCCCACGCCGACGTCCTCGCCGCTGACGTCCACGTCCTGCGCTAACCAGCGCACCCCATCTGTGCTCGCCGGCTCGACCGGCCAGGCCCACACACCAGATCCCGACGCCCCGCTACGGCCGCGCGTCCGCATCCCCGGTGCGTCGCCCTGACTCCCGCA